GGTGAGCGGCTCAAGACCCAGAACGTGGTCACGAATCTCGGATCCCTTAACGACCAGCTCACCGGCCTTCGCGTTGAGGTCGGCCCACTTCGTCGCGATGTCCGCGCGCTGAGCCTCGTCCATCTGAATCATCTCGGGCCAGCGGACATTCCACTCCTCAACCTCGGGAAGGACACCCACCGACTGGAGCATCTCGACGAAGGGCCGAACGATGCTCGGCTCCGCGAAGTCCTGCCGTCGATCGCTGACCCTCTCATCCCAGTTCGTCTTGTCCTGCGTGGAGGCGAGCTCGCCCCGCTCACTCCCGACCAGGATGCGCTTCGGAATCCCCGTGGCCCCTGCGATCAGCGTGATGATGGCGTCGACCTGATTGTTGAAGTTCGCAACGTCGCTGCCGAAGGCCTCCATCTTCATGCCACGAGTGGCGATGGTCCTTCGCAGCTGATGCGCGAACTCCTCTGCTGCATCCTGGACCTTCTTCACGTCCGGCTCGGACATGACCAGGTCCTTATCGAGGTCGAAGTGGAAGCCCTGATGCGCTCGCAGCCAGAACGACTCGCTCCCTGCGCCAGTCACTTTCTCCAAGTCGTCGAGCCAGTTCCAGACGCGAGAGAGCCGAGGAGTGCCGAACACGCGATCGTCGAGAACGCCGTCGGCGATGTGGAGCACACGTGACGCATCGACCTTCTTCGCACGAACCGAACCCTTTGCTGACGTGAGCCGCTTGATCATGTATGCAGCGGGCAGACCGAAGCGAGGGTCGGCTTCGTCCTCAACGTAAGACACGATGTCGACGTCGTCCTGTGCGAACGGCGTGAGATAGATGAGCTGCTCTGCGGTCATGCTTGACGGCAGAGGAGTCTCGAGCTTGCCCGGCGCACCGATCAGGATGATGGAGAACTGACCGAGGCCAGCGAGGACATCGGCCTTCGAGAACGTGGACCAGATGCCGAGCCTCTTGTCCAAGTCCTCCCAGATCTGTTCGAAGTCGGTGCTGACGTCCGGGTCCTCATCCTCGATGAGCTCGGCACCTCCCCTCCATGTGGCCTGAGGGAGCGACTCGACTACACGAGCAGCGATTCCGTTCCTCTCGTATCGTGCACGATAGTCGTCGGGAGTCAGCTCGCGCTTGTACCCAAGCACAGCGAAGAGATCCCGCTTCCCACCGAACGTCATGCCCGCCTTGAGGGCGAGGCCTGCACGCTGAACGAAGTCGCTCAACTGACGGACGACTGCTACCAAAGCAGACCTCCGCTCGCCTTGACTTCAGCGCGAAGCGGCTCGAGCATGTACCGCGCTGAGTCGATGACGTGGTTCTTCTTGTCGGCGAGTATCGCCGTCGGTCGGCCCGTGAGAGGGTCGGCCTTGTACGAGTAGAACTGAAGCTCGTTGATCGCGTGCCTGCACCGCGGATGCACGATGATGTTGAGACCCTGAAGGAAGATGACTCCTTCCTCCACGGAGTTCGGTCCCTTCTTCGACGGCTCCAGCTTCTTGTACCCGTGACGTTGCATGTGAGAGATGGTCTCGGGTCTCGCGGAGTCACCGATGATGGGCCATCGCCGCGCTGCGCCATGCGAGGGACGCTCACACTCGCTCCTCTTCGCAGGGCACAGGCCGTCACAGAAGAGCGCGTCCCACAGATCGGGAGTGTCTTCGATCTCACACCCGACCTCGTAGACTTCATGGTCGATGACGAGCGTGCGCTTCAGCTCAGGATGCATGTACCCTGAGATGAGAACCGTGGGATCGATGCTGAATCCCCAGTCGCCACCGAACAACCGAGGGATGTCGATGGGTGCCTCGATCGCTTCGACCTTCCAGTTTCGGAAGACGCGCAGCTCACTGATCTTCTTGTACTTGCCGAGCCAGACATGCGCGTACTTATCGGCGTCACGCTGACGATCCCACTCGGCCTCACGCAGCATGACCTGAGGGAGCCGAGGGTTGTCGAGATAGCTCGTCTCGATGATGATGCAGTCGGGAGGATTCGCCTCACGGAAGAACTTGTCGACAGGGTCGGTTGACTCGTTGGGGTTCCACGAGAACCAGAGCTCACTGTCATCCTTACGGATGGTGGGCCGCAGCAGAGTGAGAGAGCGCTCGCTGAACGTCTGAGCCTCTTCAACCCAGGCCACGTCGTAGCCCTCCAACGACTTGATGCTCTCCGCAGTCTGCTCCTTCATTCCGCGGAAGATGATGATCCCGTCGTTGAGTGTTTCGATGTGGCTCTGCAGGATTCGGAACTCACTGCCGAGGCCGAACTCCTTGATCTTGTCCTCGAGGAGGCGCTTGACAGACTCTGCGAGAGAGTTCTGCACCTCGCGGATGCACACTCCTCTGAAGCCGGGCTGACGTCGCGCACGACGGATCATCAGCTCGGCGAAGAAGTGGGACTTCATCCCTCCACGACCGCCATGGAGGGCCTTGTACCGAGAGGGCTCGAGGAGTGGACGCAGGATCTTCGGGAGGCCACGCTCCCACTTGAGCTGGAGCTCCTCGATGTAGAGGGACTCCTCCAGCTGATCCAGTTCCTGCTCTACGAGTTCGAGCTCTTCGCTCAGTGGACTTTCTTCTCGGAGATTGACTTGAGGAGATCGGCTGCCGACGCTTGAGCGTCGATGCCACTGCTGAGTGATGCGGCCTTCTGGAAGAGAAGCTTGGCGCGCTCGACCGGATCCTGCACGTCGCCGGTGATCGGGCGCTTTGTACGATCAGTGATTTCGACCTTCTGGACGATGTTCGCGGCTACTTCCCAGAAGAGCCTCTCGATTCCAGGCGCACAGGTCCCCTCGCGAAGACGGATGCTCAGGTTCGTGAGATAGGTCTCGTCGTTGAGAAGCTCGATGACCTTTGCGCGGAACTCGCGTGGAGTGCGTGGCATGACTGGCCTGCGCGCGTGGTAGCACGCCTCGAGGAGGTGGCGCAAGCCTAGTCGCGGTGTTAGCAACTAGATTGTCCACACTAATAAGGTGGACGGATGTAACCGTCTGTAACTCCCCTTCTGTAACTTCTTAAGTGTAAGTAAACAAAGGAAAGTAACCGTGTAGTCGCTGTAACCGCAGGGTCGAGGGTACCCTCCTCGAGTGACCGCGGAGTGACGTCAAGTACTTTACGGAAACGGGATTACAACGGTTACACGGTTACAATGAAGCAGGTCAAGCAGTTACGGCGTTACAGATCCGGTTACATCCGGTTACAAGACGCTCCTCGAAGGCTCAATCGTAGAACTCCGAGAGCGATGGCTTCATTTCCGCGACGTACTCCGTACGACGCATCTTGTTTTCTGGATCAATCAGGCATGGCGCGGGATAGAGCATCCCGTCAGGGCAGATTGATACCTGGACGGAGTCTCCTTCAGGATACTGCATCCATGCGCATCCACACAAGAGCTGACGGATCATGTTAGTCCCCGAACGGATACTTGATGGTAGACGCTCCACGATCCTTCGGCCTGCCTCCGGCAACGATCATCATCGCGTCTTCGTGATTGCCCATCATGATGGAGATGTCAGGAGTTGGAAAGTGATGAGGAGCATGGGATGGCTCAAGCTCGTCGAGCTTGCGATTGTACTCGCGTATCACGGCAGGCCCGAGGAGGCCAGTCGCAACGATCTCATCGACGAGCTGCATCAGGTCCGGGAACACTCGTCTGGCTCGCTCACGATGCTTGATCCAGCAGGAGTCCTTGATGGGACACTTTCCGCAGTATCCTTCGTCTCCCACGATGTTCGCTTCGGCTTTCAACTTTCGGCCCATGTCGATTCCGTTGCCGAAGCCATAGTAGCCGGAGCAACCGAACTCCTCGTGAATCTTCATCGCTTGCGTCTCCTGTGAGCGTGATGCTTGCGTCTGCTCGCCATCCGCTTGAGGTACTTGTGCTCCTTGTAGACTTGAGGCCAGGTCTTCGGAGCGTTCTTTCCTGTGAGTGCGCTCACCATCTCTCCAATCTTGACAGCCATCGCATCAAACGAGGCTCCAAGATCCTTGCCGACGTCGGCCATCGCATCAAACGAGGCTCCAAGATCCTTGCCGACGTCAGCCATCTTCTTGAAAGCTTCAGCCATGCCAGGAGGGATCTTGATGCCGATGGAGAAGCTCGACTCTTCTCCAACATCCATGCCGATGATGGAGGCAGCGTCCACTGAGACAACATCCTCGTGATTCGCTCCATCCGCTCCGCGATCAGGGTTAGAGCGACAGTCGGGATGGCGATCAGTTCCTGGTTCTTGTCCGCAGTGCTTGCATCGGCGAACCATTGGAGGCGGAGGGATCTGAGGAACGAAGAACTCGGGATCGGGGATGTAGATGTCATCGAAGGGATAGTCGCTCACGAGCCAGCTCAGCTCGGCCTCTATCCTTGGAAGCTTGATCGGCTCGGTCCTGGGCTTGCCGAGTCCCTCCAAGACTTTCAGGCCAGCTTCGCGTCCTTCATTCGGCTTTGGAGGATCGGCGACAGGAACTAGAACACATCGGCAGTTAGGATGAGATGGAGGGTCAGAGCACGGATGGTCAAAACCAAGTAACCTCCATCCATCGAACTCCTTCGCGATCAGCTTGAGCTGATTCATGAAGGGAGCCGAGTCGATCGTGATGACAGGAGTGATCCCGATCCCAAGATCCTTACTCACATCGGTCCAGTCGCAGTCGGGGCAAGCGCAGTCTGGAGGGTGCTCGCTCACAGTCCCAACAGCGTCGGTGACAGGTCCTCGAGAGCGTTCTTTACACGCTCGTCAACGTACTTCTCGAGGGCCTTCATGAATCGCTCCATTCCCTTCTCTTGGACAAAGCGCCAGGGAGTGTCACGATTTACGAGGGCAAACAGGGCATGGTTGAGCTCTTGCTCCGCGTTCATGAGAGCACACTCCTTGTCCATGACAGATGGATGGGGAAGCACGGCAACACACAGATGAACATCTCGTAGAGCACTCCTCCAAGGATGTACTCCAGCTCAGTCTTGCGCCAGAAGACGCCGATCCACACGTCCTGCGGAACGAACTTGAGACTGACCCTCATGCCATTCTCCAGAATCCCGACTTGAGCCTTGTGTCAAAGGGAAGAGAGCGATCCAGTGGACGTGGAGTGACTGGCTCCTTGCTGGAGCAATAGTCATCGGAGCAAGGACGACACGGCCTGTCGGGTCCATCACCGAGAGCCGACCCTCCCTTGAGAGGATGGCAGCAGGTCTCATCGATGAAGGTCAACAAGACCAGGAAGGATCTCGTAAGTCACACGCGAGTGATGGACCTTGTCCGAGAAGCCGAACTCGATCACAGTCCACCGAAGAACTTGAGCGAGAGTGCCAACCGAATCGCCTGATCCCAAGTCTCGAAGAAACGATATCGCGATGTGCTCCGCGTGCAGGTGATCGGGCTGGACTCCGTCCATCGCACGAACCAGAAGTTCATGTCCTTGTGAACGAAGG